GGTGTGTTGGCGACGGCGGCTGTGCCAAGGACTGTGTCGTCGGCAAGAACGAACTCAAATGCATGTGATGTCTGTATTTGCAGAGTCACCGGTTGCATAGCAATGATCGATGTCACTGGTTGCAGAAAGGTGTTGTCATAATAAGGCGTCTCATTGAGTTCATTTTCGTAAAGGGCTGGGCCCAGAGCGGTGGGAATCGCAATGCGTTGATTGATTAAGCCATCTATTGGTATATCAATTGAAAATTGAATACTACCGATGGTCGCTTGCGTACCCACGGCTACATTGGCAGTGCCGTCATTAACCAGATTAAACACCAAGTTAAACAAGGTGGTGAAAAAGGTGGCTGGTGTCGCACCAATCACATTTCTAGAATTCACGACGTGGCAAGTTGTTTGCGCCGGACTCGCAGCTGTTGTATGCATCTCAACTGACGCACGCCATGTGCAAGCATAAGTATAGTTGCCTAGAGCACTTATAGTGGTGTTGAAGCCCGGGTATTTCGCCATTAACTGAGTCACGGTGTTAGTGACAGCCTCAATGGTCGACGGATCGGCCGCAAAATAAGTGCTCATGGATTGAATGAATGATTGCAAGGCGTACGTGTAAGTTGGTGTTGCGCCAGCGTAATTGACGTTTTGTGCAGGTGCGACAAAGGCGACTCCACCGCCGGTAGATGGCGTTGAACTAAATGTGAAGTCGTAAGTCGCATAAAGGTCTTTCTTCGGGTCGGGTTTTAAACCGCTGCCAGCATCATTATTACCGTCAACGTCAAGGAACTCGAAAACAGGGTCAATGTGTTGACAAGTAGCGACTAAGACGTCGCTAACGTTGGATATGACGTTGTCTGCTTTCATGTTCGGGTCAAAGGTGCGGAAATTCTCTTTGTCAGTTAGTCTTGCAGTGCACGCAACTCCGTTCTTAAGAAGTTCTGGTCCAGCCCATTGCATTTGCATCGAAGCCGCAATCATGCGGTATCGTCTAAAGTCTTCTTTAGGTGTCACGACAAATCGTTGGTCGCGATTAGCAAGGAAACCAAGCTTGTTGTTAAGAACGTAGTACGTACTGGAACCATCATCGTGCCCAACACGTATGTGTGGTGCACTGATGACGGCCCCAAACTCAGACCAAATTGCAATACTTACAATTGGGCTGGCAAGCAACATAATTTTAAAATTATTGTCGCTTTGGACAACAAAATTGTTGTCAAACTGAATCGGGAATTTAGGTACCTGTATTTCGTCGACGTTGATACGTAAAGGTTTTTGACCACAGGCAGCAGCTGGGTCGATCGCCTGCAGGAGTAATCTCTCCACCGCAGAACGCACACCGCCGCCCGGTTTTAGAAGTGCTGATGAGCGCTGGGTCCGATTTGCAAGCCGGCTCGAAGGGTTGATGAAGGCATTCGCCACTCGGTCCACCACATGCAACAGGGCATCGTTGAAGTTCGTGCTCACGTTGTAATTGTTGCGCGAGTTTCTTTGCGTCCTGGCAGATCGCACAGCCTGTTTTTGTTGGGCAGTAGGTCTCGGTCGAGGCGGCCGCTGCGGTAAAGCCTGCGGAGATGGATTGGTTTGCGGTCTTTGTGTTTGTGGCCGGTTTTGTGGCCTGCAAGCCATACACAAAGAGGCGGTTGACCTCCCCTGAAATGCGGTCCCGCAAAGCCTGCACAATATCTGGACTGGCTTGCGACGCTGGCGTTTGGGTTTCTTCGATGGTGACGAATTCGTATTCATGTTCACACATATGACGGATAATTGAAGGGTTAATTCTAATCATTTATAAAGTAGCAGTTTATATATAATCAATAATGGAAAAAGGTAGGAGTTCTATTAATCTAACTATTCGTTTATTTCAACTAATTTAGTTTAGGTTATTAAGTCTATCACCTATTGTGATAAGACTGGTTTACTAACATCTTTAAGGTCATTGAAATTATATTTGTTGCATGCAATTAAGAAATGATACATTGCCTTAATTTCCTCAACTGTGTATGATGGTCTTCCTTTAGTGTCTTGATAGTGAAGTGCGGTGTATAAACAACCCTCTTCAAGTTCTGCCTGGCTCTTCACGACTTCAGTACTAGCAAATGCGCTAAGCTTAGCTTCATTAAAATGTTTTTCATTTCGGTAAATTTTACCAAGAAATTTTGCACATTTGCGGGGTAAGTCTGGGAACATGCCACTTTTAGTGAGCATGAAACCGGCAAACTCCCCAGTGTTGGAATGGTGAAGTTTAAGCTTGTGTCCAGATGAACTAAGAAGTTTGGCGCCATCACTTGTCATTTGACACTTATCGGCCATGTTGGCGGAGTCATCACCTTTGAAAATAGACAACGCCAGCCCGGCAAATTCAAACAACGCAAATATGAAAGACATGTTAAGGATGGTATTTTCTGCTATAGTAAACGGTGAACCAGAGAACTGTTTGTTGAAATTCTTCAATGTGGTTGAGCCCATCCTGGTGCGATGTATCATGATCCAAGACTTACGGTATTCGAAGAACCATGTTCTTACCCATATTGGGCAGCCCATGTGCTCAAGCAAAAAGTCCGTAACACCGATCATAAAATCAGCAAAAGAGGCATCCCACTCACTAAAGTCATTCTCATGGCATGGCTTGTGGTCAAACCGTGAACGCAATTCAGCGTACTGTTTAGATATGTCTTCGTCAGAGCCATGTGTGGCTATTATTATTGGTCTGTTGTTTGATTTTATAATTGCCTTCATTTTCTGCAACATTAAATCTGCATATGCTGCAAACAAAAGGTTGACGCGCTTGCTAAAGGCAGCGACACCCTGGCCGGCTTTATGTTTTGCGTCAAAACCGTCCTCAGCATCATATTTGCCTTGCCGTTTGTTGATGAACTTGAGCGTTTCGTCATATTCATTAAAAATATCTTTCAACTCACGAGCGGCTACACCACCCTCACCCTCCACGAGTTTCTTGTCAAGGCGTTGCAGATACTCAGCATAAGCCTCTCGTCTTTCATCTTCAGTGGTTCGCATATCACGCTTGAGTCTGCTAATTGAATGGTCATTGCCATAAAGCGCTTTACAAAGGCCACGTACCAACAAGCCTGTGTTCAACTTGGTGGTTTTCGGGGCACGCCTCTTTTGTTTCTTAGAATACCTCTTCACTAAAGTGAAAATGGTCTCTTTAGAATCGTTGCTAACTTGATTTCGAACCAACGGAACTTCTGGTGCAAATTGTTTACCGATAATGGCCTTAGATATTGGTAGAACGTTGAAGGTGTTTGATGTAAGTTGCCCAGACTCAACCTCAGGTAGATCTTGAGCTTGCAGATAAGCATGAGACGCACTACCTTCGTTGACTGGCAATTGTTCTCTTTGAAGAAAATGTAAAATGGGTGTTGGTTTGACATTTTCTCTGGTGGTGCCAAGGTCAAATATAGGTGTTAAAATAGCGTCATCATTTATCTCGGTCTTAGAATTTAATATCTGGTCATTCGCAATGCTACAGTTGTTAATATCGTCATAAGTGACGATATTTGTGCCTTTAATC